CATGGTGTCGCTGGCGCTTATTCGTTTTTTTCCTGCTCCAGTGCCTTTTCGCCCATGTGGTTGAGGCGCTTAGCCACCGGCAGCAGCCGGTCAACCAGGGACATGGGCATGGCGTCCATCAGCTGCGGCACATCGTCTTGGGTAGCCAACGGATCTCCATCCTCGTTGACCATACAGGCCACGAGCAGGGAGACCATCCACTGGAACGGGTTGTCGATCAGGGGGTGGCCGGTGAGTGGGTCAAAGTTGCGCTGCTGGTAATCCTGCAGGCCGGCGACGGACATCTCACGCACGATGATCTCCATGTCGTCCCCAAACTCTGGGGCCGGGACACGCTCATGGCGATAGGCCAACTTGTTGAGCAGGGCCAGCGCCGTGACGGTGGTACTCTTGGGTTTCTTCGCTGTCATGTTCGATTACGCCCCCACCTTCTTGCCCCAGGTCACTTGGCCGTTTTGCTTGCACGGCACCACCCAATCGATAGTCTTGTCGCCCCCGGTCTCATCGCGCATATAACCCAGCAGCACCACCTCATACTCGGCGGTCACCTTGTCAGGCCACTCGTGCTGGATGATGACGATCTTGCGCGCCCGTGCGGCAGCAAAGAACGCTTGCTGACCTTCGTCGGCGTCATAGGCTTTACCCTTGAGCTCCTTGTCCGGGCCATCGAACAGGCCGGCGATATAGCGTTTGGAAGTGTCCTCCAGAGTGGTTTGCTCCAGAGTCGGAGTCTTCTCGCCGACCTGGCCGATGGAGATGGTGCCAGGCACCTGCTGGAAGGCCGTGGCGGCGCCCTTCTCCTTGAAGAAGGTCAGGGTGCCGGCACCCAGGACGGCGTCTTGCGGGGATGCTGGAGTGGTCATGCTCTATTTCTCCGATTGGTGGTTTGGATCTCAACGATGGCGCGCAGCTCGCTGCCGCCCTCGCTCTTGGCGTCCCGCGCATCGAGCACGGTCACCCGTTGAAACTGATCAGTGGTGGTGCCGTCCAGGGCGGAAAGCCGGTTGGCCAGCTCGTCGAGCTCCGTGCGGCGGGTGGCGAACAGGTCGATCTGCCAGTTGTGACTCTGCAGGGTGATCCCGCCCTCCAGGGTGCGGGCGGCTTGCACCGGCGAGGTGAGGAAGTAGCCCGCCGCCGGCAGCGCGGCATCTTGAGGCACGGTGCCGGGGTATGGCTCAATGCCCAGGGCGCCGCTGATCAGCCGGTGAAACGCTTCTCTGAAAATCATCGCAATGCCTTGTCGATGGCCGCTGACAGCGTGGTGCGCTGGATCTCGAGCGCATCCTCGATATGGCGGTCAAATGCCGGGCGGATAAAAGGGCGCGCCTCGATACCGGGGTGAATAAGCATCTCTTGCCCTGGGCGGTCGCGACGCAGGTGGGCGCGCTTCTGCGCCTTGGCCGAATCGCTGTGCTTCTTGAGGCTGGCCCCCGAGGCGAGGCTGTGCTCGCGGGTGCCGTGCTCCAGCCAATAGGCGTACACCGGGGCGTCGATGGCCTTGCCTGCCGCCACCTGCACCTTGTAGTTCTTGAACACCCCGACCGAGGCCACCACATCGGCCCAGGTGGGATTGCGCGGAATGCTGACCCGCAGCTTGATGCTCTCGCCCAGCTGACCGGTGTCGTGATCCCAGTTCTGTTCGTACAGCGAAAGCGTATCGGCTAGTACCGGCTGAGCCGAGGTGCGGGCGACTTCCCTCAGCACCTTCTTCTGCACGGCCAAATCCAGATTGGCGAGTTGGCTCTCCAGCTCATCGAACCCGGATACATCGAACGAAATGGTCATGGGTCACTCCTCTCCGCGGTGATAGTCAGCCAAGCGCGGCGCTGATCGGGCTGCACCAGTTTGATATCCAGCACCTCCCCCGAGCCCACCAGCCTGATACGCTGCGCGGTGGTTACGCCGGGGCGATGGCGGATACGGATGCTGTATTGCCCCTCGCTCACCTCCCGTCCGGCGCGGATCTGCTCACGCCCGCCGATCATCTGCACATCTGCCCAGATGGGCGGGGATTCGCCCCAGTCGTCGAGGGGCTGGCCGACGGCATCCCGGCCACTCTGGCGGGCAAGCAGGGTGATGCGATCACGTAAACGACCTGCGGGCATGGTTCCTCCGGCAATAAAAAACCCCGCCTAAGCGGCAATGCTGTTCACTTAAGAGAATTTGAGTTCCAGTCCACGTAGTATCAGGGCTAAAAAATGAGGGAGGCATGATGCCTCCCTCTTTCTATTGCAAGCCACGCTGGATAAAGGCTGAAGGAACATCGACTGGAAACAGCCTTGCTCCCCCAACTCAAGTCGCATTTATGAATAATTAGTCAAAAATGTGCTTATCTGAACAGCATTGCGCCTAAGCGGGGTTGGTAGTGATGTCCGGTCAGCGGTGGTGCCACCAGATCAGGGGGCAATCTCGGGATACAAGATCCGGTACGGGCCCAGCAGATGGGCGTAGGCCATGGGCACTTCGCTGACGGTGACGCCGGTGACAACGGTCTCCCGGTTCTCATACATTTGGGCGGCGTGCATCAGAATGGCTGCCACCACCGCTTTGTTGTCGAGGGTCAGGCCGTAGCTGTCGCCCTCTGGCACCGCTTCCCCCGCCGGATAGAGCTGACGGCCGATGTAGTTGGCGGCGGCCTGCTCGGCCGCCTCCAGGTAGATTCCCAGCAGCTCGTCCTCGGCGGTATCGTCGGCATCGAGCCGTAACTGCTTTTTCAGCAGCACCACATCAAGTAGCGGCACTGGTGCCTCCCCTGCCCTTGCGGGGCGGCTTCTTGTCGGGGTCGGCATTGCCATCGGTGGCGTATCTAGCATACCCCGCCTGTACCAGCTCGTCCGCCTCTGCCTGATTGGCAACGGTCAGGAGATCCCCTGCGTTGCCGCTGCGCTCGCCAAACAGCGAGGTCGTCAGAATGACGTGCATCGCGCACTCCTTTCGGTTCCTGTATGCCGGGGGCCCGTGGCCCCCGGTGTGGGATTAGGCCTTGACGGTCAACACCTTGACGGCGGCTTTGTCTTCGAGCAGGGCGTCGAAGCGGTGGAACATCAGGAAACCGACCATGCCGAACTCGGCATACTTCTCGGTCAGGCGGCGCAACTCCATGCCTTTGACGCGGCGGATCTGGAGGTAGCTGAAATCGCCGTAGGCCACCGCCTTGGCATTCGCGGCCACATCGGGCATCCCCTGGTCGATCTGGTACTGGTCGCCGTCGATGGTGGCGGGTGCCACGCCCGCAATATCAGGCAGCCAGAGCGGGCGCCCCTGTCCATCTTTCATCAGCTTGAGGCCGAGCAGGGTGTTGTCGTTGAACAGCCAGCGGGCAGTGCCGGCACGGTAAGCCGGATCCACCGCGTGCTTGAGGGCCAGCAGGTCGGCATGGGCGATCGCGCCAGAGGCCGCCGAGGTCTTGCCGCCGGTGACCTGGTTCAACAGCCCCTTGATGTTGTTGCCGGTTCCGTTGCCGGTCAGCAGTTGTTTAGCCTCGCCACGACCCAGACGGGAGCCGATGCGGCGGGCAATCAGGCCAGCGATATCGACGCCAGAGTCCTGAAGCAGCTCGTCGGAGATCTTGACGATATTGGAGGTCATCTTCTTGGCACCAATGACCACCTGACCAAACTCCATGTCCTGCTCGGTGCTTTCCTCCTTCTCGCCGATCATCACCCCCTCGTCGGCGGTGCCGTCGGTGATCGCCCAGGTGATGGGGTTGCCGCTGTCGGTCTCGAACACGGTGGCGATGTTGGCGAGGCCGCCGAACGCCTTCATGGCCTCGGCCACCCGGTTGCGGAACTCGGTCGGCACGGTGAAGCCGCCCTCGGAGCCGGTACCAACCGTCTGGGCGCGCATCTCTTTAAACAGCTGACGCTGTTCGGTATCGAGCGCACTGAAGCCACCACGCAGCATGGTGTCGAGCACCTTGATCTGGCGCGCTTCGGTGACACTGGTGTCGGTGTCGATCAGGGAGCGGCGCTCGGGGTCGCTGTTCAGGTCGTCGGTGTCCAGGCTGAGCAGCTGCTCCTCCCGGGCGATGGCCGCATCCAGATCCCGCAGCTCTTGGTTCATGTCCCCCCACTGCTTGGTCAGGGCTTCATCCCAGCGCTTCTCGCTGTTCTCGTCGTGCAGTTTGCGCATCTGACCGGCGATGGTGGCGCGCTTCTGCTTCATTTCGTGCAATTTCATGGGCACTGCTCCGTTAGGACAATAAAAAACCCGCCGAAGCGGGTCATGGTTTACAGCGCAGTCATGCGCCGATCAGGTTCAATTCTCGCTCTCGGCGCTCGCGATCCTCAGCGGCAAGGGCACGGGCTTCGGTGGCCAGGTACTCCTGCATGGATCGGGAGGCGGCGGCAGAATCCGGGTAAGCCGGGAAGGCCACCGGGCCGACATCATAGAGGCGGGCAAACTTGGTGATCTCGCGGATCAGCAGGCCATCATCGTCGTAGTACCAACGCTCGCCATCGTGGGCCACCCGGAAGTTGAACGAGCTACCGTCGATGTCTCCCCGCTGCAACGGGGCCAACACCAGATCCCGCACCGTCTGGGTGTCCGGGGCGTCGATCTCGTAGCGCAGGCCGGTGTCATCCAGGGTCAGGCGCAGGGTGCCGCTCTTGGTGCGGCCCAGCACAAAGTTGGGGTCGTGGTTGAACAACCCACGCACATCGTCCTGCATCACGCTGTCAAAGGCGCCGGGCTTGATGATCTCGCGAAAGCCGCCGAGGTTTTCGCTCAGGCTGTTGAAGGTGGCGCCGTAGCCGATGATCTTGGCCCCCTGCCCCTCCCCGCCGGGATCGGCCCGCACCTCGCAGCGGAAGAAGCGGCGCTCCCGATCACTGGTTGCTGTTGCTTGGGTCATCTTTAACCTCGTCGTTGGTTTTTTTGTCTTTATCGCCGATCAGCTTGCTCGCGTTGACCGAGACCAGCATCTCGTCCAGTCCATCCTTCTGGTTCTTGTCTTCGAGCAGACGGACCTCGTTGCGGGACATCCAGCCATCGGTGATGGCGTAGTGATAGAACTCGGCCCGTTCTTTGGCGGTGCCGCGCAGCAGACCGGCCAGGTTGAACTTGACGTAGTAACCCGCCCGCCGCTCCATATCCGTGAACAGCTTGCGGTTTAGCTCCTGCTCCCAGCGCACCACCCAGGGCATGATGCTGTGGCGCACGAAGTGGATGGCCTGCTCGCTGATGTTGGAGAAGGTCGCCTTATCCAGGTCGTTGATCATGTGGCTGGGGACGTTGAATAGCCCGGCGATCTCGCTGCGGTTCATCTTCTGGGTGTCGAGGAACTGCGCCTCTTCCGGCGAGATGGTGATCGCCTTGTAGTCCAGATCTCCCGAGAGCAGGGCTGTGCGGCCGCTACCCTTGCCGATACCGCCCTCTTTCCAAGCAGATTTCAGGTTGGCGCGGTGTTGCTTGCCGAGATCGCCAACAGCGTTGGGGGTTTTGTCGATCAGAATGCCGGAGGGGCGACCACCGCCACCGAAGAACTGCGAGCCATATTTCTTGGCCGCGAGGCCCAGGCCAATGGTCTCGGCGTGGTAGCGGATCGGGCTCATTCCCCAGTAGCGGCTGCCGCCAAATCCCTTGATGTGGGCGGCGTCATAGATCGGCAGTGCAAACCAGCGCTGCTCCTGGGCGTCGTAAGCGGGGTAATACCAACCGGAGGCACCCCTGACAGGCTCGCCGATGTGCTCCGGCTCGAACAAATCCAGTTCGATCAGCTGACCACGCCGGTCACGGCGCAACCGGGTGATGGCGTTGCCATTGGTCAGCACCACCTGCTGGGCCTGCTCGCGCCAGTCGTAGCTGGATTGCCACTGGTTGGGCGAGGTGGAGAGCAGGGCGTGGGCAGGATGATCGTTGCCGTCCACCACGTTGCTACCGTCCCGGCGCATTACATGAAGCGGGAGCTGGGCCATGTTGCTCGATAGCCGATGGACACAGGCATAGACCGCCGCCAGGCGCATGGCAGTTTTGGCGGTAACGGCGATGCCGCTGTCAGTCATCGGGGCCAGGCCAAACCATTCGGCCAGCGCCGGATCTGACGAGGACAGCACCTCTGCGCGCGATTCACTCCCGAGCAACATCCCGAGCATGGCGGTCTCCCCATCGTTTCAAAATTACCAGGACGACCAGCAGGGCCAGCCCTATCAGCAAGCCACCGACCAGCAGTAGGGCAGGACCGAGGCCATAGGTGAAGTAGGCCCCGGCGCCAATCAGGCAGAGGCCGAGCAGCAGCGCTGCGTCAATCAAGACGCGCATCAGTCGGGTCATAGTCATCATCTGCATAGGGGCTCATAAACTCGCCCTTGTTGAGCATGGCGCGGCCCACGGCCATGATGGCCGCGACGGCGCCGTCGATCTTGGCGTCGCGATTCCCCTTGCGAGGGAACACGTTTTCGTTGGCATCCTCCTTCGCCATGACGTTGGAGATCATCCAGTTGAGCACCGGATTGCCGTCATGGTGCAGGCGCCCGGAGGCGATCGCCGATTCGATCTCCTTCATCGGCGCGCTGAGGTGTGCCGTGGTCTGCGGGATCGCCACCGGCAGCCAGCCGGCCGCCGCGATTTGCTGGGCGAGCTGCGCCGAGTTCCATGGGTCGTGCGGCACCTCGCGGGGCGAGTAGACATTCGCCAAGCCGATCACCTCTCCCCCGATCTCGCCGAAATCTATCTCGGCGCCATCGGTGGCATTGAGGGCCACCCCTCCGCTGTTGTGCCAAGGGGTAGCGATCCACTCCTGATAGCGCGCCATGTTGCGGTTGGCCGGGTCGTTGACCGTCTCCTCCGGCAGCCAGTGGCGGCTGAACAGGTAGTAATGGAGCTGGCCGTCCGACTCGTAGCGGGCGAATACGATCACCATGGAGCAGACGTCGAGCTTGCTGGCCAGGTCGAGCGAGAACCAGCAGGGGCAACCGATAAAGTCCTCTATCCTCAGCGTCGTGTCACCGGCGGCTTGCCAGTGGCCGAAGTTGAAGAAGGTGACGGCGGCGGTCGTCCAGACGTTGCAGTGCTTGATCAGGTACTTGGTCTGATTGCGGGCGCTACGCTTGGCGCGCAGCAGCTGGGCCGCCAGGTAATCCTCGAATACCGACACACCGAAATTAGGGTTGGCTTTGCGCAGGGCCTCGATGCTGTAGGGATCATCCCCATCATCCAGGGTGTAGATGAGTGCGAATAGCTCGTCATCGGGTTCGACCCCCGCGAGCATCTTGACGCACTCGTCCCAGAACTGCTTGCAGGGGCCGGTCGGGTCAAAGCCCGCCGTACTGATGACCAGCATCAGCGGCTGTTCACGGGCCCCCATGCCGGTGTCCATGGTGTCGAACAGCTCGGCGGTGTCGTGCTCGTGGTACTCATCGACAATCGCCAGGTGGGGACTGGAGCCATCGCCGGGGTTACCGATGATGGGTTCAAACACAGAGCCATCCTGGCGCATCATCTTCTTGGCGGCGACCATGACACCGAAATGACGACGCAGGTTGGGTAACTGGTGCGTCATCTGCAGAGCTGGCTTGAACACCTCCCATGCCTGTTTCTCGGTTGTCGCGCCGCAATACACCTCGGCGCCCGGCTCATTATCGGCGGCGAACATGTAGAGCCCGTTCCCGGCCGCGACGATGGACTTGCCATTCTTGCGCGGCACGAACAGGGCCGCCCGCCTAAACCGGCGTAGGCCATCCTTCTTGCGCTTCCAGCCGTAGACACAGGCATGAAAGAACAGCTGCCACGGCTCCAGGGTGATGCGGCGCTGGGCCAGCGGCAGTCGCCGCCATTTCCCCTTGGTGTGGGGAAGCAACTGCATGAACTTGCAAGCCCGCTCGCCGGCGGCGATGTCGAACCGGTACGGGTAGGCTTTATCCTTGGCCTTCTCCAGATCGTCCAGGTGGCGCTGGCAGGCTTGCCGAACATAGAGCCCGGCGGTGATCCGACCCGAGACAACGTCGCGGGCGTACTTGTTCGCGGCGTTGACATTCGGATTGGCGGCCATGGTCAGAAGGTCCTAAATTCATTGTCCCCCTCGGGGTCGCCGCTTCCGCCACCTCCCATCAGCCGGCGGTAACTGGTCGGGTCCAAACCGAGCAGACTACCGACCCGAACAAGGGTAGACAGCGCATCCTGACGCACAGCGACCGCCGGGTGCTTCTTGATGCCACTCTCGGTCGGCGTGGTGATCCCGTCCTCCTTGATCATCTTCTTGGCGGTGAGATACAGAGCGAACGAGTCGCAATAGGCCAACACCAGCGGCAGGTGATCTCCGGTGAGCTGTTTGCGGTTGATCAGGATCTTGATGGTCTGCTTCCACAAAGCAGCAGCGGGGGCGGAGTCTTGCAAATCTTCGGGAACCGGGGGCGCCCTGGTGATCAGTTGGTCGGAGGCAACCGCCGGCAGATCTCCGCCAGTCGGGCGGCCTCCCCCTGCGGCTCTTGTCATAAACGCACCTCGTGTGACATCACGCCGCCACCTAAATCGGTGGCCGTGACATCACGCTGGAAAATTTTTCTTATTTCCCGCCCGTGTAAAAATCCAGAGGCGGCGGTACTAAGGGGCCATCGGCGGCAGGGATTTGACCACCCCCTCCCCGCCTGACCTGCGCCGCGACTGGATCTCTTTGGCATTTTTGGATCTCGCAAGGATCTCGCAAGGTTAGGGGGTGAGGGGGCATGTTTTGTGATGGCGAGGGAGGTTTTCCCTACGCTTGGCGGCCATTAAGGCGCTCTTTAGCCGTCTTAATGGCATGGCAAGGACCACATATTGACGCCAAGTTCCCGGGGTCATCAGTGCCGCCATGCGCCTTGGGGACAACGTGGTCAACCGTAGTCGCCGGGGTGTAGACACCAGCGGCAAGGCAGGTCAGGCAAAGGTATCCATCACGCTGCAAAATCACCTCGCGCAGCTTCTCCCACGCCCGACCGTACCCGCGCTGATGCCGAGACAGACCAGCCTGATACCTATCCCACCCTGATACTCGATGGGCAGGACAGAACCCGGACTTATCATTCGTCAGCTCGGGGCAGCCACCGGGGTGACGGCATGGCTTCATCCGTTTCGGTGGCATCCTATTCCTTAACCAGAGACTGGTAAGCCCGTTCGCAGGCTAATCCTGATGCTCGAGCTCGGTCATACGCTGCTGCCAACTCACCCGCTCTTTCGTCAGCCCGGCTGAGCAGGTCGGCGAGCACCATGGCAGGATGTCCGGCTGCCGGGCCTCCTTGGGCAGCCCCGGGATTGCTGGCGCACTGACTTGCTCGGGCTGCCAGGCGGCGGGCTTGCTCGCGCAGCCGGCCAGACTCAAGGCTAGCAGCATCGGCATCAGCTTGTGCTTGGGCGATTTGTTCTTGCGCATGCTCTCTTACCTCATCGATTTCTGCCTGGCGGCGCAGTTCTTCCTCCCGAGCCTCCAGCTCTGCCTTAGTCCTGGCCGTGGCCAGACGGGTCGCCTCTTCATCCCACTTCGCCTGCCAGGTCTTGCGCTCCCCTTCCTTCCCATTGGCTTGACCAGACCAGTAGAGCGCCACCCCACCGCCGGCCAGGGCGGCTATCACCAAGGCACCGGCCAGGAACGGCAGCACCTTGCTCTGCTGAGGCACTCCCATCACACCCCCTTGCACTTCGCATTGAGGCGCAGCCGGTCTTTCCAGAGCCCGGGGCATACCCGGTTCCCCGGTACCGAGCAGTCCTGGTTGCCGGAACGCTTGAATAGCAGGATCGCCTCGCAGGCCCCGGGGTAGTCGCCAGCGTTCAGGCGCTTCACGATGGTGGATCGGCAGAAGGCGCCGGGACCGATGTTGTGGGAGAGCTCGACATAGGCGTCGAACTCATACTGGTGGAGTGGCACCTTGATGCAGGCCTTGAGGGCATTCTCGAACACCCGCACCTCCCGAAGGCTCCTGTTCACCGCGGCGACGGGCGTGATGGTGTCACCCATCTTGACCCCTTCGGTGCTCCCAAAGCCGATAGTGGGGAGCTTGGTACCGTGTACGGGGTCGGGGTAAGCCATCGGCTCAAACCCCTCCCGATTCAGGATCCCCACAAAGCCGGCAGCACTGAGAGTGAGCGCCGCTATGGCAATTCGTACTTTTGTCATGCCTACCCCACCTGCTTGGCGCGTGGCTTGATGATGTTCGACCAGATAAACCAGCCGATCTGAACCGAAAGCCACACAAGCGTCGCGATCAGCACCCAGTCATTCAAAGAGACACCAGCCCACGACATACTCACCACCGCTACAGGAGGGGCAGATTTCGCAGTTTCACCGACCACAGTGGTAGCGATCTGCTCATGGCCTTGACTCATGAATCCACCCCAGAAACGAAAAAACCCCGGCTAAGCCGAGGTTTGAGAGCAAGAAACAAAAAAACCGCAACCTTTCGGGTGCAGTCTTCCATCGTTGGCAATCAGCCTACACAAAATTGCAGGTGGCCGTCAAGCCACCCTCACCTGCACAAGCAACAACCCCGCCGAAGCGGGGTTCTAGGGGCAAGTGACTTACCGCGTCGTATACCAATAGCGCGCCTGCGCCGCTGACTCCTGCTGGTGGCACCAATCCAGCACGGCCAGATAGAGCGGATACCAGCCCAGCTCCCATTGCCCACGGGTCAGTCCACCAGCCAACGGTTCAATGGCGCGTCTGATCTGAGTACCCGGGATGGGGCGTAGCCCGGTACCACCACAGCGTGGGCACACCTTATCAATCGCCTTGCCGTGCAGGCGGCTCAGTTCCAGGTCGCGGATCACTCCCCGCCCCCGGCAGAACTGCGGGTGACAGGAAGCCCCAGGAGTGTCAGCAGTGCGGCAGTAGTGTTCCAGGGCCAGCTCGGCCACCCGGCGCAAGGCCATGCCATGGCCACGTTCCTTGTTGGCCCCCACATAGCGGGGGGCAATCTTGGCGCACTCGGCTTGCACAGCTAGCAGGGCCTTCTTAGCATCCCCTAGGTCTTTGCAGTAACGCGCCATCACCAGCGCCATGCCGGCACCATTGTGCTTCTGAACCATTCCCAATGCCGTCATCACATCACTCTTTGTCAGATGAGAACGCTCCGTTGACTGGGCCTGATAGGCCTGCAGCATCACAGAACGCGGATCCCCTACGGTAATTGCATATTCAAAGCGCACTCATCACCTCCACCGTTACCGACACCATTCCCCCTTTCACTACCGGCCCGCGCTCCACCAGCAACCGGTCGATCTGGCTATCGTCCAGCCACACCCCGGCGTGGGTCAGGGCGTCTTGCACCGCCTTCACCGTGTTATCCAGATCCCGGGCTCGCCGGTCAGGGGCCTGCACCACCAGCCGCAGGGCCAGCCGATCGGGAATCTGCTTGCCGGCTAACTTGGCAGCCAGACAGGCATCGGCCGCAGCTTTGCGATAAACCCTCCCCTCCTGGCTCAGCAGGGTTCTGGGCTTACCGCTCACGGCCACATTGCGCCAGATCAGGTTGGTTGAAGGGGGCCATGGCAGGGTCACTGTCCATGAATCAGCTTTTGGCATTGAACACTCCCAAGGAGCAAGCCAGCTCCAGTGTGTTGATAACGTGCTCCAACTGCGAACCGTGCTTGGCCTCCCAAGCCTTCCACCCGATCCGGTGCAACTCCATGTGTGGCTGGTGGGCGAGTGGGAACGACATCAGGTCATGCGCCTTGCTGCCCATCACACTCATCCCGTGACCCACAACGTGGTGCGCCTCGATGCCCTCGCGCTGGCCCGTCACCACACAGGGCAACTGTCGAACAAAAGCCAAGTAGGCCGCACACTCCCAGCGCTGTCGTTTGGGCTTGCCTAAATGCAAGGCCGCAGGCTCAGGATCAATCTGGCGAATGGCCGGTTTGGCATTGATGCGAGCCCGCAGATCGGCCAGTGGATCGCGCTCTGCCACCTCAAGGCGATGATCACGATAGCGAGCATCGGTCTCCCGGTTACCACGGGGCGACCACTTCCGATCCGGTTCGATGGGTGCCAGGCGACAGGCAGAGCGCAGCAGCGGATCCGGCAATGAAGGCAGCACCTTATAGACGGTCGCCCACCAGCACAGATCCCGGGCAGTCAGGTCAGCAGCGGCCACCCCACACCAGCCAGCGACCCGCTGCAGCACAAGCTGCGCCAGCCACCCGGCCACATCGGCGAGGCGGATCGGTAACTGCCCATTGCGGTGCTCGTTGTCGTGATGCCAGCACAAAGGCAGATGGACCCCCTCCACCTCTGCGGTGACGGTTTCCCCAATGCAGCCATCGGCTATCACGCAAGCAGTGGCATTGGCGGTCAGCAGCTCCCCACCGGCGGCATTGACCACCGCGGCGCAGGCCAGGGCCGACACCAACTCAGAGAACTGGGCCAGCAGGTCAGCCCCCTGATCGCGCACCAGACGCACCGGCTTGCCAGCCAGTTGGCGCCTCACCGCCGGCAGGCTGTCGCCCAGCGGCACCAGGGCCAGCCCCAGCGCTTCGACAAACACGGCGTTACCTGCGCTCACGCTTGCCCCCTGATCGCGTTCAACTGTTGGCGAAACCACTCACGGTGCTCTTCATCCACCTCATC